GAGGAAGAAACATTAAGATTGCTGGAGACAGAACAATCGGTGATTGGTCTGTGACTGTTTACAATGATACAAACTTTAAGTTAAGAGATGCATTTGAAAGATGGCAAAACGGTATCAACAATATGTCTGATAACGAAGGATTAACAAATCCTGTTGACTATCAAGTAGATGCGTTTTTAGATCATTTAGACAGAAACGGTAATACAGTTAAATCATATACGCTGAGAGGAGCATTCCCATCAGCGATAGGTGAAATTGGATTAGATTATGCTGAACAAACTGCAATTGAACAATTCGAAGTAACGTTCAGTTATCAGTATTTTGAAGCGAGAACTACTACTTAAAAACTATTATAAGTAGTATAGTAGGAGAACATTATTATGGCTGAATTATTTGGATTTAGTATTACTAGGGCTAAAAAAGTAGCCGATCCAAAACAAAGCTTTACAACAACACAAGCGGACGATGGTACCCAAACCATCGCCGCTGGTGGTTATTTTGGTCAATACCTTGATATGGATGGTATTGCCAGAAATGAAGCGGATTTAATACGAAGATATAGAGAAATAGCAATACACCCTGAGTGTGATATGGCAATAGAGGATATTGTCAATGAAGCTATTGTTGCGAATGAACTAAAGGGTGCTGTTAAAGTAAATACCGATAAGATTCCTTATGGAAGAGAAATCGGAAGAAAAATAGAAGAAGAATTTGAAGAAGTATTAAGATTAATGAATTTTAATACTAGAGGACACGACATCTTTAGAAGATGGTACGTAGATGGACGATTATACTATCATAAAATTATTGATAGAGAAAGTCCAAAAAAAGGAATTACAGAACTTAAATATATTGATCCTCGTAAGATTAAAAAAATACGAGAGATAAGAAAGAAAAGACCTGATGGCCCAATGCCACAAGGTTTATCTGTTGTTGATGAATATGTTGAATATTTTATTTACAATGAAAGAGGTGTAGCAAATAGTGGTGCGCCAGGAATTGGATTGAGAATTGCTCCAGATACAATTGCTTTTTGTCCTAGTGGATTGATAGATCAAAATAAAAATTTAGTTTTATCATATTTACATAAAGCGATTAAACCTGTTAATCAATTAAGAATGATTGAAGATGCAGCAGTAATTTATCGTATAGCTAGAGCACCTGAAAGAAGAATGTTTAAGATTGACGTTGGTAATTTACCAAAGGTCAAAGCAGAACAATATTTAAGAGATGTAATGGCTCGTTATAGAAATAAATTAGTTTATGACGCAGCAACAGGTGAGATAAGAGATGATAGAAACTATATGTCAATGTTGGAAGATTTCTGGTTACCAAGTAGAGAAGGTGGTAGAGGAACAACAATTGAGACATTACCTGGTGGTCAAAACTTAGGTGAAGTAGCTGACTTAGAATATTTTAGAGCGAAATTATATCGTTCTTTAAATGTTCCTGTAAGTAGATTAGAGTCTTCTACTGGATTTAATTTAGGTAGATCAACAGAAATAACAAGAGATGAATTAAAGTTTACTAAATTTGTACAAAGATTAAGAAAGAAATTTACTGAAATCTTTAATGACATTTTAAGAACTCAATTAATCTTAAAACAAATTATTGCTGAAGAAGACTGGCCAAGTGTTAGAGATGGTTTAATGTATGACTTCTTACAAGACGGTCATTTTGCTGAATTAAAAAATACTGAGATGATGAGAGAAAGATTAGCTCTAGCAAATGAAATGAGAGACTATGTAGGTAAATATTTCTCATTAGAATTTGTTAGAAAAAATATATTAAAACAATCTCAAAGAGAAATTGAAGAAATTAATAAACAAATTAAAAAAGAAATTGATGATGGATTAATTGCTAGTCCTACAGCACAATCTTCGGATATGGAAAATATATAAAGGAGTAAAAAATGAGTGACGTAAATAACGTAAAAAATTTTATTGACAAAGTACAATCAGGCGACAATGCTGGCGCTGGTGAAGCATTTAAAGACGCATTAAGAGATAAAGTATCAGCAGGATTAGACGCAGCAAGAGTAGATATTGCTAAAGGTTTGTTTAATGCTGATGGTAGTGTAAATGCTGCTTCATATAGTGACCCTAAACCTGAAATTGCTGGTACAGGAACATTTAACGCTGATGGTACAATAACACCAACAGGTGTAGCAGCACAAGATGGTCAAGCACAAATTGATTTATCTGCTGATGCTAATACGGCTGGAGTAGAAACACCTGATGCTAGTCAGTAATATTATAAAAGAAAAATTAATAATTGACTCTAAATCATTTAGAGAATTATCGCCTTTAATGAAAGAAGCGGTAAGTGATGTTTTTAAAATTAGTGAAAAAGAAACATCAGATATAATAACAAGATTTGAAAATGCTATTGTTAAAGTAGCGGAATTTCATAATATTAGTTTTGATAAATTAAATGAATATTTTGATAAAGAAATATTAGAACAATTAGGAGAAAAATAAATGGCCGATACTTGCGTTAAAATAAAAGGAACCTCTACTACTGCTGGCGCTCAAATAAGTGCGAGTAACTTTGATAGAGCTCATTTTGTTAGAATACAAACACAAGCTGCTGCTAACACAATTACATTAAAGAACTCTAGTGGAACAACATTAGGTACTTTAATACTAGTAGCTGCGAATGATAGTATTATAATTGAAAAAGAAGAATCAGATACTTTACAAACATCTGGTAACGCTGTAGGTGTAGCTGTAAGCTCACCAAGATAATATGACTATATCTACAACCAAATTAGTTGATGATAGTTTTAAAATCATTGTTAATTCAAATGGTGTAGGTGAAGAAGAAGATCAAACTTTAATTGATGTAGTTAATTCAAATAATGCTACAAGTCAACCAAAAGTTTCGATTGCAAATTTAATTTATGAGATAATTGGTACTGGTGATATTACAATATTTTTTAAAAATGATACAACAAAAAAAGTAGTTATCAATGGTCGAGGTAATTACGGTTTAAAACCAACAGAAGAAAAGATTAAAGACCCAATAGGAGATATTTTATTAACTAGTGACTCTAACGTTACAAAATATAATATTGTGATAGAGGCACATAAAGAATCAGGTTATACAAATGGCTGATACAGTAACAACACAAACAATCGCTGACACATCTGGTGTTAAATACACAGTTAAGTTAACAAACTTTTCAGATGGTACAGGCGAAACATTGGTAAAGAAAGTTGACGCTTCTGAACTAACTTTTATGACAGAAGATGGCAATAGAAAGATAAGTAAAATTTGGTATTCTATTAACACTGCAAATAGTAAATCAGGCGTTGAACTTATATGGGATGGCGTAACAGATGCAACTGCAGTCTTTTTATCAGGACAAGGATATTGGGATTTGAGACCATCTGGAAGCGAAATAATAAACAATTCAACAACACCGACAGGTGATGTTTTATTATCAACTAAAAACTTTGCAAGTGGCGATAATTACACAATTATAGTAGAGTTTAGATAAAAAGTTGTATAAATAGTACGAGAGAGAACTATGAAACTAATATCAGAAGAAATCCAATCTGCCGAATATCTAATCGAAGAAAAAAACGGCAAAAAAGAATACAAAATTAAAGGTATCTTCCTTCAAAGTGAAGTTAAAAATAGAAATGGACGAGTCTATCCAAAAGATGTTTTGGAAAGAGAAGTGATGAGATACAATAGAGAATTTATCAATAAAAATAGAGCGTTTGGTGAGTTAGGGCATCCTGATGGACCAACTGTAAATCTGGAAAGAGTATCACATATGGTGAAAAAACTATATCCAGAGGGTAATAATTTTATTGGTGAAGCAAAGATTATGGACACACCATATGGTAAGATCGTTAAAGGTCTTATAGATGAGGGCGCTCAATTAGGCGTTTCAAGTCGAGGTATGGGGTCTTTAATCCAAAGAAACGGTACAAACTATGTTAAAGACGACTTTTATCTTGCTACAGCCGCTGATATAGTCGCTGATCCATCTGCTCCCGATGCTTTCGTTGAAGGTATTATGGAAAATAAAGAGTGGGTATGGGATAACGGTATGTTAAAAGAAGTCAATATAGAGGCTTGGAAAAACGAAATTAGAAGAGCCAAACAAAGAAGTTTAGAAGAAAAAAAGATAAAAGTCTTTGAATCGTTTCTTAAAAAACTATAAAATATAAATATCTAATAACGAGAAAATTAAACGTTTAATTTTAAAAAGGGAGATTTTCAATGGCCGAAACAGAAAAAAAACTAGAGGCGATGGAACAGAAAGCAGTGGTGGAAGCAAATGCTGCTAACCCACAAGCTGATGCTCCTAAGAAGAATGCTGTAGCGGCTGAACCTTCTCACCTAAAAGGTGATTATGAAGATTTAGGCGCAGCTGTTGTTAAACCAACAGACAGTAATCCTGACGCATCTAAAGGTGTAAAACAAGTTTCTGGTGATCCTCAACAAAAAGCTCAAGGTGCTGCTGACGCAATGCCTAAGTTAAAAGAGGAAGAAGAAACTAAAGCTGATGAGAAAAAAT